CTAACTCAATTTGAGTTCCGTCTGCTAATTGGTGTTCGCCCATTGGAGCAGGAGTTCCGTCTGCCAATGTAACTTCGCCACCGATAGCAAGTTCGCTAATCATAACCTTAGTACCATCCATAAGGCTATATTCTGCGAATGTAACAGGTACTTCTTCGATAGGTGCTTCAGCAGGAGCAGGTGCTTCTACTTGTGGCATATCCTCGAACAAAGCCCTAATTTGCATAATTGCATCTTTTGCGTTCATCATTCTTTTTGTTTAAATATTAATAAAAGATTTTGTTTATCATTTAACCCTCTGCAATATTTCCTTTATTGCATTCATAAGTTCTTGTTCTTTGGTAGGTTTTGTCTTGTAAGTAAACAAGCCTTCTACACTAAAGCCTTTAAATTTACCCTCTTTAACATCCCTCCAAACGTCGTCGTTATCTACTTTAAAGCTACCGAACCAAGACCCGTCGGGTGCATCTTCAAACCCTTTCATTGGTAAGATACCTCTGCTCTCGTCTGTAATAAAGCTCTCAAACATTGTAACACCTTCTACTTGTGCATTAGGTGAGTGCATCAAGTTTACATTTGACTGGTAGCCTCTTTTGAAGAACTTTTGAGCAATCTTAAAAATAGTATCCTTAGAGAACACCACATAGTAATCGCCGTAAGTAGCATCGCTGCGAAAGATAGGTACGTCAGCAAGCATAAGAGGTCCAGAAATAATGCGCTTATCTTCGCTAACGACTTCAAAGCGTTGTTGGTTTTTAAAGGCATTCCAATTCTTTTGAATAGCAGGTTTGTCTACCAATGCCACGTAATCCACTTCGGCATCGTCATTCATATCCTCGCTAATGTCTAATAAATAAACAGGTAAGTCCATACTCGTAAATATTAATTTTTTTAAATTGTTATCATTTAACCGAATCTTGCCCTTTCTCTAAATTCAGCAATACGCTTTTGTGTACGAGTTAATTCGCTCTCTACAACATAAGCCTTAGGAACTTGCGCACCAATAGCGTTAATAGATTGGCTATCTAAAGTTGTTGTTTGTGCTTGTGGTTGTGGTGGTGCTAATGGTGCTCCTGCTGAAACGCTTGGTGCTGCTCCACCTGCTTGTGGACCACCTGCTGCGCCACCCCCTTTGAACTTTGCAATAGTTGTACCTGCAATCGAAGCAATACCGATACCTGCTCTTATCTTAGCAACCAATGCTTGTTTAGTTGCTATTGCCACACCTGCTGCACCAAATATTGCATTGGCTGCATAATAACCCGCTATTTCTCTTTGAGTATCTACAACAATTTTAGCAATAGCCATAGCCTTATCGATTACAAATATTGCATTTGCAATCTTTTCATTTTCTCCTGCAAGAGTTGATAGTAAGTTCAGACCTGCAGATGCTGCTTCAAATTTAGCATTTTGTAAAGATATGTCAGCTTGTAATTCAGCGTTTCTTGCATCTTCATTTAGCTTATTTTTTTTAGCTATGTCAGCTTGTAATACAGCATATTCATTTTCATTATTTATTTCTATTTGCTCCTCTGCTTCTTCAAGCATTATAATATCTGCTTTTGCTTTCTTTTCTTTTTCTGCTGCTGCTATTGCATCTAAATCAGCATTTAATTTAAGCCTTGCTGCAAGTATTAATTGATTTCTTGTATCTTCGGTAATCTTAGTATTAGCTAAAAGTTCGTCTTTTTCTTTAATGAATGCAAGGTTAAGCTCTGCTTTTTTCTTTTCGTTTTCGTCTTTAAAAGTAGATAAGAATAATTCATTTCTTAAATCAGATAGTTTTTGTAAGGCTTCTTTTTCTGCATCAGCTCTTTCTTTAGCATCTGCCTTTTCTTTTTGTTTCCTATCTTCTGCATATTTATTACCAGAAGTTGCACTTTTTTTCTGTTCTTCTTGTCTTGTTTTTTGCGCAGTAGCATCAATAATCTTTAATTCATTTTGAAGGTCTTTATACTTTTTAGCTTGGTCGCCATATAAAATACCTTTTTGGTCTGCTGCTTTTTTAAGGTCGTTTAATTCATTTTGTACTGATTGCTTTCTAAGTTCGTCTATTTTACTTTGCTCTGCACCTTGTGCTTGTAATAGTTTTATCTGTCTATCAATACCTTCATTAACTATTTTCGTTCCTGCTGCTGCTTTAGTATATGTTGCTTGTCTTGCTGCTTCTGCCCTTGTTGCTTCATTTGTTACACCAATCAAATCAGTAAAGGCATTAATAGTATTTCCTATAAAAGATGCTAACTTTCCAAGACCAGGAAACATATCAAGCACCGCCTTTTTAACCTTGTCAAAGTTTGCTACTACTAAACCTAAAACAACTGCAAGTGCTCCGATACCTGTTGCAATAATCGCTCCACGCAAAGTAGAGAATGCACCTACAACCTGCGTTTTAATAACTGTACCTAATTGTTTAAAGCTATCGATACTTTCCCCTACTGCTTGTAAGCCTTGAGATAAAGCCATAGCAGATTGTACTTTTAATAAGGTTTTTTGTAAGTCCTCATTCTCTTTACCGAATAAACCTACTGCACCTTGCAAAGCACTAAAGCCACCTGCTACACCACTAAGAGAAGCAGTTAAAGCCTTAAACTTAGCATCTGGATTGAAGGCATCAATTAAACTTTTAGCATCTCCTATTGCATCTTTAAGTTCTGCTGCCCTCTTTGCTGCCCCTACGGCTTCCTTGCTACTCGCACCAAATTGTTCAGATAGCTTTGTTACTTCTGCCGTTGCTTCTCTTAACTGCGCTTTTAACGAGCCTAAGGCTTGGTCTTGATTACCGCCTACTGTTATATTTATACCTACGTTCTCTTGTGCCATTAGTATCTTGTTTCTATTACTTTAAGAAATGAAAGTTTAGTTGTATTGTATTCCATCGGGTTGAAGTTCTCTACTTTGTTAAGCCTAAACAATACCCCGTCTATATATACATACTTGCTAAAATCTAAATTAAATATGTCTACTATATCTAAAAGTCCAAAGCAAGATAATAGCTTACTATCTTTATTTGTGATTTCTAAAATATAAGAACTATGATAATCTCTAAATAAATTGTTTTCAGTAAAATTAGCAGGTGCAAATTGTACTTCTTTAGGCGCACCGAAATTAATATCTACTGTTGAATTAATAGGACTATCTAAGTGTCCTGCATAACCATAGCTTGTATAACTACCTAACACAGTTGTAGTATTCATAATGTTCCAACTATTAACGCTTGTAATTTTCTTGGTTTGCATTATGCGTATAATACTATCCATTCTATCTTCTGCGCTATTGCTATTTGACTTCTTATAAATAGCAGGGAATACTTTGTCTTGACCTGTTGCTTGATACAATACAGATGCAGCAAATATAACTTCTAACTTGTCTGTTTCTTTTACATAGTCAAACTCTGTATCGTATATAAAATCGCCATAACCTTCGGTGTACTTCTTGCGATAGTTTTCGCCATAAAAGTCATTGTCTGGTTTAAACTTATAATCGTAATAACGAGCATTAACTTCACTCATTGGCTTAATACTAATAGGCTTAGCTCTATCTACCTTGTTAGTCCAATCTAAAGCGGTAGCCGATGTAGTAGGATAGAAATCGACATACGGGCTAATAACAAGTTCCTTATCATTAAACTTATTTTCATAAACATAAAGATTAAACATTTTAACAACACTCAAAAAGAAATCTCTTTGGAATATACCTTTAGGAATCGTTTCACTAACTTTAATTTGCTCACCTAAGTTAATTTGAACCTGCGTTGGTGTGCTTGTTGTTACACTTAGCTCTCCGTAAACAATATCGATAACCATAAAAGTACCTAATATCTCTACTGCCATTGTATCTCCGTTATTAAAGGTAACACCTTCAACTGTGAAATTACAACTCATAAAAGGTCTAACATTTGCATTGAAACTTTGCGTTCCTATTTGTACCCCGTTTTTTCTTAATATTACAGAATAGTCAGCTTGGTTAGTATTAAAAAGTACAACTGTTCCAGTTAATGTTAGTCGAATATTCGTTGTTATACTTGCCCCACCATAAGTAAATACTTCCTTATTGGTATCAAGTGTAAAGATACCTGCAGTTACTAATGTATATTTTACAGAAGAATCGCTTGTTAAATTCATTCTCCGCTCGTCTGCGGTTGCGCTTAAACTCGTATTATTTAGTGCAGTAATATTTGTTTGGTTGTGCGGAATGATAAGCCTTTTAAATAAAGGAGTATCAAAAAACGGGCAGTCAAATGTGTAATCTGTACCTTCAAATATTTTCTCTATATACTCTTTAACGTACAATGCAGGTCTAAAAGTTGTGTACTGAAAGTCCTTTTTAGCTACTCCGAATTGACCTGTACTAACGTTCCCGTAATCAATAAGCGGATAGTAATATCCAGAGCCACCAGGATTATCCCAACTGCCACTAATATTTGCTACACTATAAGTATGGTTGTATGCGCTAAAATCTAAATTTTCTAAACGCTTATTCCCTAACTGATTGATAAACCCGCCAAGCTCTCCTACTACACTACATTGGTACTCGATAGTTTCTTTGTCTATAAGTATTTCCAAAATTCGTAAAGTGCCTTTGAATATCTGCACCTTATCAATAAAGATTTTGCAGTTAGCTTGTTTAGTTACGTTGTAGTTATACCCTACGTTTGGCAAGGCATTATCTGTATTGTTAGCGTTGTTAAGTTCGAAGATGTAACCAAATATCAGGTTGTTGTTTGCCGTTCCTGGTATGTTTATCGTCTTGCTAAAAGAAGTATTACGACTTGCAAAGTCGCTTACGTCATCAATAGCATAAGTAAACTCGGTAGATAAATTTTGTAATAAATCTATCTTCTGTTCCTCGATGTATATTTCTGTGCTAATCATTATCTAAATTGGCTTGTTAAATACTTACCTACTTCTACTTCGATTTCAAAGTTAAATAGTTTATCTGCACTTTCTAACTTATACTCATAATTTGTTGTCTTTATTGTAACAGGGAAATAAGCACCAAGAACCTCCATATATACAATAGGACTCGATACAAGTTGAGCCAACCAAGAATAATCTTGTTCGCTAACCCAATCAGAAGTAAGCTTATAGTTATCTTTATGCTGAATAGCATAGTTGAAAGTCGTCTCGTTATATCTGTTATATCCATCAATGTTTGTCATTTGCCCACCTACAAGCTGCCAATCGCTGCGCCTGTATGATGCTCTTTCATATTCGCTTGACCTTCTATTAACAAGAGCAAACTTCTTAGTGTCCCAACCGCCAAGCCTATTTAAGAACTCAAGGTTGAATTGTTGGTACTTAGGATAGCACTTATGTCTTATCTTAATAACCCTTGTTTGTGCTACACCTCTTTTCAAATAGAAGTTATAGCCATAAGTATCTTCGTCTATAATAGTTCCAGAAGCCCAATCGTTTATGTGCGCTGCTTGTAAATTAAACAAGTTAAACTGACCGCTTAATGTTATGTTACCTGATACTGTATTCGTAACTACATCGCCTTCTCCTAATACTTCAACCCAAGCAGAATACCCACCTGTTGCTATGCGTAAGAACGTAATGTAAAAGTTATCTCCGTATTCAAGCGTAATGTCGTCTGTATCACGCTCTGTTAAAAAGTCATCTGTAAAGTTCTCAAGTAGTAAGTTATCGTAATAGTCCGATAACACTAACGGGGTCTTGTTCTTTGTTAAGAATACGTCTGCAAACAATGGCGGTACGAAGTTGTAAGCTGAAAAGCTACCCGATGCTAAGTTGGCAGTAGTCGTTCCACTAACTTCTTCTCCTACTCTAATATCATAATCTACTTTAATTTTATCGTTTGAAGCTACAAGTATTGAATTACCTGAAGGTTCAAAGTAATTAGTTACGAAACTTCTAACCATTGGAGATGCGTTAAACACCCCGTAGCTACCTTCTGCACTTGGCGCAGGGAATACCTTAGACCTAATTACTTGGCTTCCGTTAATATAAACATCGTACACAAACTTAAAGTTTGTAGTTCCACTATTAGTAGAACTTGAAACGAACCACAGGTTATCGTGCATTGACGAATATGGTGCAGGGCTACTTGTTACTGTTATTGCCATTCTTACTCTCGTTAATTGTTTGCTTTATTTGTATTTGGACATCGCCACCTATTGCAAGTGCTATGTCTGCTATAAAATCTTTATTAAATATTTGTGCTATTGCCCTATCAAAGTAGTGCGTGGACTTAATACCTTTTTTGTGAATACTCCTGGCTATAACAAAGGCTAAAGACTTTTTGCTTTCAATGGCTTTGCTTTCTACTCCAAGCTTACTGTACTTCTTAACTGCTACTGTTTTAAGTTTATTATAACTTAACCATTTTCTAACAGCACTAATATTTACTGCTTTATTTGCCTTATCAAATTTATAAGGTGTTTTAGCGTCTGCCTTTTCATTTGTTGTACCTAATACCCCTTTATTGACATAGTCATAATACTTTGAGGCTTCGCTACCTTGCTCGTAACCTACACTCAAAATGTAAGCATTACCAAATTTAGTTAGTATAGGTTCTGCGGGTTCTGCTAATTTACCAGAACTTGTAATCTTTTCGTCATCTAATATTTGGGTAATCCTTGTATTAAAGGCTTGTCCATAGATTGCAAGTACTCTTTCCAATATAGGCAAGTCATTAGGATTGACCTTCCCAAACTCTGTATCGCCTAAGCTTTGTAAAAAGCTTGACTGAAGTTCCTTTATTTGTGCTTTTGCTATACTCACGCAAATAAATATACCTAACGGCTAAAAATAACTAACCCCACCAAAATTGGCAGGGCTTGTATATGGGGGCTATTTAAGTTTCCTATGTTGCTCCTTATCGTAATCAGCTTTCGCCTTTAGATAAGATAGCGTATTTAAGAAGTGTAAGGTTGTTAATTCATAGCTTTGATTAACGCTGATATTTTCGTACTCGGCAACAGATTTGGCGCAATACTGCCATCCAAAGTCTCGCATAAAGTTTGAACCACCCCTTGCGCTAACTTCGGTGTCAGACCCTTCGCCATCATCTCCTTTACCAAATAACCCCGAGAAACTTCTATCCAATTTCTGTATACTTGATAAAAAAAAACAACCGAATTGTATATGTGTATAAAATTAGATGCTTGTAAGTCATCTGCATATTGACTATGCTTTGCTGCGTTGTATTCCTCGTCTACCCATCTGCCGTACCAAGTTTTCTTTTGAGGTACTACCATTGAAGCTGCTAACTTATGTAGATTACTAACTAAATCGGTGCTAAATACTTTGCTCTCAATGTAACGAGCTGCTTTGATTTGTTGCACATCATAAACGAATCGGTAGCGTTTGCCGTTTACTTCCGTGTACTTAACAGGCTTACCTTCTATCTTATCGTCTAAAAAGGTTAGTGTACCCCTCAGGTTATTGAACTGCTGAATAGTTAAGCTATCCACCTGAGTATCTGTAAGGTTGTAGATTATACCTACAAGTTTACTTTCTACGTCTAAGTTAGTCCAATCCTTTTCAGGCTTAGTAACTATTGGGTATATTTGTTGGTACTGCCAAACTGTTAATTCGTTCCAAGTCATAATTTTTCTATTTCAGTTTTAACTTCTTGCCAGTAATTTCTAGCTTTATACGGATTAGTTTTTAATATCTCATCTACTACTATTAAGGCGCATTTTTTAACATACGGAATAGATGATACTCTATCTATTGGACTTTCAATTTCTATCATACTAAAATATTTATGATACAATTCTATTGCCTTTTCTTTGGGTGTCATTTTCTTAGTTTTAACATTAGCTCATAAGCAAGATGCCCACCTATGTAGCATAACGCTGCCAAAGGTAAGCAAATTACAAAGAAGTACAATATTTTTATTATTTTAATGATACGGCTACACTTGTTGTGCTACTCTTAGCAGGTGGGTAAACTCTTGTAACCTCGCCAGTAACTCCGTTAATAATGTCAAGTCCTTGATGCGGTACTTTTTTAAGGAACTCTTCCATATCCTTTTTGGCTTTAGCTGCGCTATTGTATTCGGTCATTATATCGTCATACGCAGGGCTTTCGCATTTGGTATAGTCGTATTTAACTCCGACCTCTCTAATGTTGAATTTAGCACTCATATAGTCAAACTCTTTGCCATTCTGTACGGCTGCGTTTAATACTGCATCTTTATAGTCCTTACTTGCTTTTAATGTTTCAAGCATATCTTCTAAGGCTTTAACCTGAAGGTGCGTTTTTAACGGGTCAAGTTCACCTGCGTTTAAGCGTTCAATTAATTGGTGGGTAAACTCTACTCGTTGCTCTTTTGTTGTTTCGAAGATTTGTTGTAGTTCCATTAAGTTTATTTTATTTTAAAAAATTCTGGATAATTAAAGAGTTCAAATTTGCCATTTTGTTTTAACTTATTTAATCTTCTCCAAATATTCATATATGATATTTTAGTTAATCTGCTTAATCGCTTTGCATTCTTATTGCACTTGTAATATTCTTGCAAAAGTGTTCTGTCATACCAATTCATATCTGAAATTAACTCTATCATTGTGTTTGTTGGTTGCTTATACAATTCGTCTTTTTCTTCTAACTCCATAATTTTATATTTAATAATAACAGGTCGTCCATTCCATATACAAGGATTACAATACTTTTGAGTAGATTTATTGTCAATAATGTGCTTCTTTGTTGCACTCATATTGTTTCAGGTTTGTAGTTATCAATATCAAAGTAGCCTATCTTAAAGCTGCTCGGCTCACGTCTTAATCTGCGCTTGGCAGGTTCGTAGCCTTTCTCTTTGCAGTACGTTAGTATCTCTAAGTAGGTAGCATCAATGTTATTCATCATAATGCTGATAGGCTCACTTGCGTAATATTTGTCTATGTATTCTTTGCTTAGTTTGGTCATAGTGTTTAATTGTGTAGTCAGTTAAGGCTGCCATTACAAAGCCTGTTGCAATTAGCAGAAGGCATATAGCGTAAATCATTTTGAGTAAACGTCTTGAAGTTGCCCAATAAGGTAACAAGCTACTAAAAATACGGCTAATAATTGTGCGGTTTCTTTTTTCATTGTGTTTTGTGTTTGTGGTTAATTGATATATCAAATATACAACCTTTACACATTCAACAATCAAATGAGCAAACTTTTTTTATAAAATTGTGATGAGCGGTAAATATTAAGGATAAGCGGTAAATTATAGGAAGGCATACCTACCCGTGCCACGTTTAAGGCTGAAATTCTGCCAAGCCAATGATAAAGCTACCACGGCATCGTCGTGATAGCCTGAAGGTGCGGAATACTTTACCCCCGTTGCGGTGTATTGGTATTCAAAGATTTCAAGCTCCTGGCTGATTATCCCGTCAGGATAGCCAATCTTACCTTGATGTATAGCAGCTTGTAAGCCTTCCATTAGCTGCTGCTTACTTGAACTTGTAAACTTTAAGCCTTGTATCATTACCCCTTCTCTTTGTAAGTCCTCAAGGATAGGGTCGCCAACCCCCGTAGAATCGACAAGGATAGGGCATTTCGGCAGCCTAATGATGTTCTGCTTGGTATTGTGCCAATCCATTTGAAAGCGGTCAAAATAAGCCACATTTCCGTTTTCGTCTAAACCTACTATAACTGTCCAATCGACTGACTTGGCTAAGTCAATACCAAAAGCTACGACAGGCATCGTACTAACAGGGTGTATGCAATTTCTAATAAACTGAGTACCGAAAGGATTGGCTGCGTTCTCGGCAGGGTTTGCCATATACTCTTGCTCAAATACAACCTCTGGCAATTGCCTTCTTGCATCGTCTATTTCTTGTGGGTCAATGTAAGGGTTATCGTATGTAGTAAACTTAAAGCTTTGCCAATCGGGTTCTGCTTTACTATATAGGCTATAAAAGTAATTCTTGCCTCGTGGGGTAGATAAGAATATTGCCTTACCCTTGTAGTCAGTTAAGGTAGGTCTTATTGAGTTTAGCCACCCATCTTCAAGGTTAGGTATAAAGGAAGCCTCGTCTATTACGGCTAAGTGGAACTTTAAACCACGAAGATTGTCTAACCTTTCGCCCGTAAAAAAACGTATGCTGCCACCCGTTATGAAAGTAATAACCAGGTCGCTTTCGTTTTTAGAATATATCTCCAATGGCAAAAGGTCTACTATTTCCTTAAAAAATATCTTGCCTAATTGGTAAGTAGGTGTTATGTAAGCTACTCGCTTTTTATTAACTGCCGTGTCTATGCTTATCGTTTGGCTAATCAAGGACTTGCCAAATCTTCTCCCTGCCATCATTACAATAAACCTACTATCGCATTCAATTACTTGCTTTTGCGCAGGGTGTGGGTTATGTAACTTCAAGCCTATTGTCTGCATTATCTATCGTAAGTTATTTTAATCTCACTTACTTCGTGCTTGTTTTCTGACTTCTCTACTAAGCTATTTAATCGCTGAGTTATGCTTGGATTGTAGACCCCTGCCATACCGCCTTCGATTTGGTCTTGTCTAATTGTTTTCTTAATACGCGAACAGATGGTACGAAAATCTTCGTAAGCATTATCTAAATTTGCAAAGTATCTACCTAAATCGCTTATAACCCCTTGATTATAACAATAGTTCTCAAAGCCTTCTATTGTTAAAGGTCGTTCTCTTAATCTGTAAACTTCGTCACCATCTTTACCTACGAAGTCGTGTACTTTAATAGGATTGCTTTTAGCGTACTCACAGTATTCTGTAAATAGCTGAAGCATTATTTCAGGTGTTTCTATTGCTTTATGCCTACCCATCTATTTTTGTTTTATAGTGCTGACATATCCTATCCATAACGGATAAGTAGTATGTGTTAAAATCTTTATATCCTTCGTTGTCTTGTTCGTATGTTTTGTATAAGATGCCTCGTAGCCTTTGGCTTGGTGTCTTCAATGTATCAGGGTCAGCCTTTAGGTTTTCTATTACGTCTTGTTCTTCTTTGCTAAAAGGTTCTTCTTTAATTGCTATGTAGCAAAATTGTTGGTTAAGCTGAAACAAGTTAGCTGCGTCTTTAGGACTTAGTTCTTGCGTTGCTAAAGTTAGCTTTATTGTCTTGTCTTTGCGTGAAGCTATGCTCTCTACTTGGCTTGATAATAGTATCATAATATCCCGTTTAAAATGTCGTTTGCTTCGTCTAAAGCGTCTTCTTGGTCTAAGTAAGTGTCTACGTCTTTAATATGCTTATTGATTAAAGTTTCTGCCATAGCATAAGTATAGTGTCCGATTGTTGTCATATCGTCTCCTTGCATACCTGTTTTACATACTGCTACGAAGTAAGCTTTGTGTGTAAGCAATAACCAGAGTGCGTTTAACTTTCTCATCTGCCTTGACCTCTATATGCTTTTTCTCTGGGCGTGTGCTTGTTAAAGGACTTCTTTGCAGAGCCTCTTTTGCGTTTACCAAATGATGTTTTTGAATTGTTCTCTTTAATCTTTGCCATTATGCGTATATAAAATTTGTATTATTTATTACTTCGTTTGTTAATCTTTTATGTAAATAGCCTTCGTTCTTATTAATTGTTTCAGCCGCTTCTTTAATAGTGTAATAATAAATATGAGTTTCAGTATTTAATATCAGCCTACCATTTCTACCACCTATACAAGAATGATATATATTTTCTTTTTGAGTACAAAACTCTAAATTATTTAATCTATTGTTTTGTTTATTAAAATCCTTATGATTTACAACCAAGTCGATATTTATACCATAAAATGATTCAGCTACTAATCTGTGAACTAAATATTGTTTTCTTTCATTATGAGTAAAATTTACACAATAGTATCCATTTCTCGTTTTAATTGGGGTTAATACCTTTTCTCGTATATATCTTTTGTTTTTACCAATTTTAACTTCTCTTGGTAATGATTTAACATTACCTAAATTACTTACTTGGTAAACTCCTTCATAGCCTTTAATATCTTTCCAGATTTCCATTTGGTATATTCTTTAAATGTATTTCAAATATTTCCTCTTTAGTCCATCTATTTTTAAAATCATAATCGTAATGGCATTGACGACACATTGCGCATAAATTGGTTATATGGTCTTGCTCATCTTTTCTCTTGCTACCAAACTTTGACCTCGCAACTATATGCGCTATGTCAACTCCTACACCACCACAAACCTCACAAGGAACAAACGATGTAGCGTCATAGCCCATTCCTTGTAAGTAGATTTGCGTGTGTTTCTGCATAGCTTCCCATTAAATTTCTTCGTGATTATTAATTAATTAATTAAAAAATTTAACTATGCAAATTATTTTTAATGCCGTTTTACTGGCATAGTTTACTATAAATATACTTTCTGTCTAAATTTATACCCTCAAAGTTATAATTCTTTTTGCAAAACTCAAAAAGCTTTTCTCCGCTCTCCTTTCGCATATCCGCATCGCTTACTAAATCTTTGATGTGTTTGTACCAATCCTTTTGGCTTTTAACATAGTGAACGGGTAGGTCTAAATAAGGATTGACATAGCTAACAATCGCAGGGTTCTTTTTGGCTGCCGTTTCTAATACCTTTAAGTTTGACTTCATAGCGTTAAACTTGTTATCTACTAAAGGAATAACTGAAATATCGGAGTCCGTATAAGCACCCATATATTCTGTAACTCGAGCATAGTTGTAGATAGTAGGGTTAAGCTTAAGTCCACAAGTGAAAGCTGCAATCATTTTATCCCAAATATGTTTCTCCCCGTCATTGTAACCTGCTATCACAGTTCTTATATTCATTCCTTGCAGTCGCTTAAAGGGTTGCTTCAATAATTCAATATCCCTTTCGTGCGTTCCGCTACCTGACCAAAACAATCTTACCTTATTATCTTCGGTCTTGTTATCCATAAACTGCTCTTGTCCGTAAGGAAGTGCGTTAGGTAATATGTGAACGTTCTTATTATACTTGCTTATTTCTGCTGCTAACCTTTCGTGTGTGCAAGTGCAAAGGTCAGCTATTTGCATATAGCTTATAATTTGCTCAGGTATGTTGTTTAAAATATAACGCTGATATAACAAATGGCTTGGCTCTAAGTTCCAATAGTCGTCATTATCTACAACTAACTTAAACCCGTACTTAGTTCTCCAAGTGTCCATTTGCGCTGCGCTTATTTCGTTAAGCATTCTATTCATTAAAACAATATCCCACCCTTGCTCAAGTAGTTCGTCATTAAGCACATCGGTAATAAGTGCATACTCTTTTTCTAAGTGTACAATAGGCATCATTATTCGGTGCAGTCCAACTCCGCTATTAGCTGAAGTTATGCAGAGTATTCGCATCTTATTTTGTTTTGGTTGTGATATATGTCTTGATATTTTTCCCAAACGCTTTGCGCTCGAGCTAAACTCTGGTCTTTCATTCTTCTATATTCCGTGCCATTGCCAACATCGTGTCCTATATGTTCTGACCTCATATCTGGCAGGTAGTAATTAGTAAAGCCTGTAATTGTTGCTCGTTCTCCGTAATCTCTATCTTGCATTCCGTAAGGGTCATACGCTTCATTGTAACCGCCAACCTTGTCTATAAGTTCTCGAGTAATAAAGTTATCGCCAAAAGGTGTATGTGTCTTATGTACCCCGTCTACTATTGGTGGCAGTTCCTCTACACAATGTATACCAATAATGCCCGTTTTTGACACACGTTGAGAAAACATAACCCATTTTGACAACCAATTCTCAGGTAGCAAAATGTCATTAGCTAACAAACAAACGGCATCGTAGTTCTCTGTCATTCTTAAACCTGCATTAACTCCTGCTGCTATGCCTCGCTTTTCTTTTGATAAGTCATAACCCGTAAACGGATAGTTAAAGTTTTCGTGAGTGTCGCTCCCGTTGTCTATTAGAAAACAATCTGCGTTATAACCTGAGTTATAGAAGTTATGATTAATTACACGCTGCGTTAAGTCGTGTCTATTTTGTGCGAGTAATAAGATTGCTACTTTCATTATCTTATGTTTGAACCTATTTCTCTTGCAGGTACTCCTGCGTATTTAGTATTTGCTTTTGCCTCTCCTTTAAGAAAAGCACTTGCGCCTACCATACAATTTTCTCCGACGTGCGTAAATTGATGTAGTACTGCGTTAAGTCCTATATTGCTACCTTCTTCTATAATTGAGTGACCGCCTATTTTAGCACCGCAGCTTATTGTAACATTGTCAAATATTGAGCAGTCGTGTCCTATGTGTGCGTGTTTCATTATAAAACAATTATTCTGTATATAGGTTACGTCTTCTGTACCTGCATCGATAGTTACAAGTCCTGTTATAATATTGTTATCGCCTATGTAAACTTTGCCTTTTTCTTTTTGCCAAAACTTTTTATGCTCTGCTTTGTCGCCTATTACACAATAAGGACCGATGTAGTTGCCATCTCCGATATTTACGTTGTCGCCAATGATTGCGGTGGGGTGAATAAAGTTAGCCATTCTTTTTATTTTTTGGTTTACGTCCACGTTTCTTTGGTTCAGGTTTTAAAGTAACTTCAATTCCTTCAGGTGTTTCTTTAATTTCAACCCTGTCTGAAATATCTTTTAATTTAGAAACGTCAACATTTTTATAAAAATTGTTTTCTGTTGGTAAACTTTTGGGTTGTATGTCGTACCATTCGTAAAGTCGTTTAATCATATCAAAGATACAATGGCTGCACCATACTGTTAATATAAAATCAGGACTCATATACTTTCGGTAGATATGCTCGTACATTTTTAGTATGTCTAAATCTATATTCCTTACATATCCGTTCTGCACCATTTCGTAGTTAGGTCTATGCAGGTCTAAATATTGGCGATGTTCTATTTCCATAAGTTCCACATTAGTTTTGAAAGTAAAGGTGCTAACACTCCTGGTATAAATACAAACGCAATTATGTCGGTACATATTGTAGGAAGTAAATATAAAGCTAACCCTGTCCAAGCTGCTAAACAACTCGTGCAACTGAAAGGCTTAAAATCTAATTCCCACTTCCTATGAAATTGGTGTATCTCTACAAAGAAAATTGCAAAGCATATTGCTGCTAATATTGTTAGTATCATAAATTATTATTTATTAATTTAATAAAATCTTTGTATTCTAATAAAGTAATAACTGTTACACCACCTAAATAAATTTCTGTATATTCATTATCATTATTATAAGTCGGGTGTGCTGCATCAAAATTAACAAGATACAATGGTCTAACTTCAAGTTCTCTCCAATCAAAATCTATACCCATATCTCTATTATTTCTTGTTTCAGAGTTATGATATAAAATATTTATTTCTATTCCTTTCATTTTCTTATCTGTTTTTTAAGTTCACGCTTGGTTAATTTCAATACCCTATGTATTGTCATATAAGGTATGCCTGTTACCCTGCTTAATTCCTTTGCGTTGCAGTTATGGTTAATAGCATAAAGCCTAAGTAGGTCGCTGCTAAACCAATGTAGTTTACTAAGTTCGTCTTCTACTCGGTTAAGTAAATCTTCATCCCTATCGTGTAATTGTACTTCTGGGTGTAAAGGCTTCCTATAAGTTCTATAAAACTGGCTTGTATTACTTTGCATCATATTAATCATTGTTCTAACTAAGTAGAACTTTAATACGTTGCGCTTATACATATCAATTAGCTTGTCTTCATCCATTTCACATAGCACCTTAAATAGTTCGCTTCGTAGGTCGTCTTGCAACTCTTCAGGCTGCATTTTGCTAATAGCATCTTTTAACTCGGTGCTATCCCACAACTGAATTATTATGCTATTGCGGTTCATATTCGGTTAATGAAAGTTTGCCATTGTCCTCAGTTGCTATGTAGCATAAACATTTCGATGCCTTTGCTAAATTTAAAAATGCTATTTGATAAGTACTTAACTTGTCGCCTATCGCTTTAGTTTCGCAGTAGACCGCTATTCCTTGATTGGTAAACCCTACAACATCGGGAACTCCTTTAAGACCGATAAAGGTTCGACCTCTTACGGCAAGGTTATTGTTTCGCCATACAAAAGCCCCGTTTTTATTTAAGGTCTTAATTGCTTCTTTGGTTAATTCGTTTGCCGTCATATTACAAAACTATATTAAGAAAATGAAACTTTACCAATTTTTATTTGTTCTTCAAAAAATAAAGCTACCGCTACTGCTCTTGCTTGGTTCTTTAACCATTGTTCAGTCCATTCGTCTCGGTACTGCTTTGCGGTTATTATATCCATTTTATTAGCTTTGTAGGTTATAATCTCCATTAGTTTCTTTTTAGCTAATGCTCCGTCTTCTTTTGTCCACTTTTTTATGCCTGTTGCATTTAGCTTTGTAAATACGGATAACGGGTTAAACAACTTATCAAATGTTCTATTTTCCAACAATTTGTATTCTTGGTAACTATAATCGATTATCTCTAAGTCGGTTAAGTGCGGTATTGCTTCAACTCGTTCTTGTGGTATCATCTTGCGTACTTCGTTTGCTTTTTTCTTGTATCTATCCATAACCTGACTAAAATATGCAGGGCTAAAGTTTTGGTAATGGTCTATAAAGTCATTAGCTACCATTTGCTTAAACGCTACTTTCACTTCGTTTATTGTGAAGTTGCCATATTGAGTTCTTACCCAATCTTCTAATATAGCAAGTTTAACATCTCCAGGATTGTTAATCCCTACAAGCTGCATTAAATAAACAAGGTTCTGTTTAAATATTGTAGTATTCAGGCTGCGTATTCTCTCCCCCGAAAATGCGGTCATAATCTCCTGCTCCATAGGAAGTAGAGTGGATATAGTTGTAGTTGGCAAGGTTATCGAGTTCGTGCTTATTAAGTTTTCGTTGATTATTTGTAGTTCTTTTTGCATCTTCTTTTAAGTTAAATAGACCTTTCCAACCATTTGCCATCGACTGATTAATTATTTTTATGGCAATGTCTTCGTGTCCTTTTGATAAAATTAGTAATTCTTTTAATGTTGCAAGTTCACTTTGAGTTGTCCTGTATGTAAACTTAAATTGTTTTTTCTTATAATCCTTCCAACTAAACCATAATTTTTCAAATTCCTTAGAAACAAAAGGAAGTTCTATTATTTCTTTTATTTCCTTTATTTCTTTTCCTTTCCTTTCCTTTATAGCATTGCGGTCGCTATGCGGTGGCATTGCGGTCGCATCATTTACATTAGAAACCCAACGTTTACGGGCGTTTTGACTTGCCTTCTTGCTCTTGCTATCCCTTTCGTCTATGCGTTTTTGTACTGACATACTACCAAAGTTTTCGCCTTCAAATACAAATAAACCAAATTCGTGTAATACGCTATGCACAACTTCGCTATGCACTCGCAGGTCATAAGCTATGCCATCGCAATCCGTTCGCAATGCGTTTGCATTATTGTAAAGGTCTTCAATAATTGCCCAGAATACCCCGTATCCAAGCATTCCGTGTTTCCTGATAAGGAATTTAATCTTCTCGTCATTACGGCTATTGTAGTCGTGTGAGAAATAAAAAGTATCTTTAGGCATAATTATAAAAGTTTAAGTTTTCAATAATATCTAAATTATTATCTTCTGCATATTTTCTAAATATAACTGATAATTCCTCGTGTAATTGTTTGTAAGTTAAACCTTTATAAATATTATATCTAATATTTTGGTTTACAAAAAACTTGTATTGCTCTTCTGTTTCGTGGCAATCATAACACAATGTAGTGTAAAATTCATTTTCATAATCCCAAGGTTCATTGTTAAAAATATAAACTTTGTGATGTACGTGTAATTGCTTTTCTTTTGAACCACAATTTGTACAGGTGAACTTGTCTCGTTGTAAAATTTCAAGACGTTTCTTTTGCCATTCAGGACTTTTTAGTTTTTCTGCGTATGTCATAAAATAAAAAAGCCCCCAATAGAGTCGAGCTACCAGGGGCTATTATTTAACCACTAAACACATTATCGGCTCGACTTTCGTTAATGTGTTTTATATTTATTTTACAAATATACACTAATTTTCGATAATTTCAATTTTTTGACAAATTCTTTTCATTTTGTCTTTAAACCAATCTTCCGTGTCTATTAGGTTATTTGCTTGTTTAATGTTATGAATTGCGGTAGTATGGTCTTTAGTGCCTGTGTATGCGCTTATCTCTTTTAGGTTTAATTTGGTATATCTCCTAAGTAAATACGCAGCAGCCTTGCGACCAAAGGTAGTTCTTAAAGACCTATCCCTTCTTGATATATCGCACTCAAATACTTCCTCTACTAATTTAACGATGCTTCTCGCACCTATATCCGCACCTAAAGGCTCGTTATCTTCTATCCCTAATAACCCCAACTGGTGCATCATTTCGTGCAATTTAACGTGGGTGTTACGTTGAGCATAGTATAACTCCTTTAGTTGTCTTATTGAAACATCTTTATTTCTAGTTAGCATAATTAAAACGGCAATCCTTCCGTATCTTCTTTAGGTTTAAAATCATTTACATAAATCTTGTAATCTGGTTGCTTGTCCTCTGTCTTGTAGGCATTAACCCACATCGAGTAACGTACATCATTAATAGTAAAATTAATTACTTCTCCTTTAGCGGTGGTCTTTTTCCAAGCACCTGCACTCCATTTTTTCTCTGTCATTTGTTTATTTTTTAATTGAATATTGAGCTACTAATTTACTTTGTTTTTTCGTACCTACGTTAATTAATTCCGTTTGTACTTTGTAGCCTTTGCGTTTAAGTTCAAATACTACTGCTGCTAATCTCAAGCTATTGTACTTCGTTAATGCTTGGATTGGTGTCAAGGTCTTGCCCGTAAGCAAGTGATTCAAGATTTGTTGTTTCTGTGTCATTGTTATTGATTTGGGTTAAAAATACTGGTTTATCTAAAATTGTTTGGTACTTATCTATAAACGCTAAAAGGTCTGCGTAAGCCTCTTCGTTATACCAAGCGTAGTGGTATACTTCAGCTAACAATATTTGCCTTTCAAATGGTAGCAATTCTTTCATTAACTTTATTTTTGGTTATAGGTTTCTTTATAATATTTTTCTGAATCATAATTCCAATTCCAACCACTTTCAAAAGCTTTCATTATCTGCTCTTTTTCTTTTTCTTGTAATTGTTTAAGTTTATTAATAAGTTCATTATTATATAAGCTAGTTTTTATTGATAAATCATTTACGTTAACCCATTCAATTAATTCTTGCATTGCGGTTTTCATATTAGCTTTTCTTTATTGTTTCTTTAATCTTGTTAAATTCGTCTAAACTCTTGATGGCATTGATTTTGAGCGCAGCCTTTATCTTTTGGTCTTCGGTAAATTTTGTCTTATCTAATTGTTCTATAAGGAATGCCTTTTGCCCTTCGCTTACTTCGTCTTTATGTTCATTAGTAGCGTCTGCATCTTTAGTGTCATCGATTGCAAACAAACCATTAAGGGCATATTTACGAGCATAGCTGCTACACGCTCCCGTTAGCTGCGCTGCGTCCATTCCCTTTTTATTTTCTTCTTCACGAGCAAGACCTGTGCAAGTAATATTATCTTCTCCGTTTGATAAACAAGCGGTAGCCTTTACATATACTCGACCGCCTACTTCTACAACCTCGTCGCTTAACATTAAAGCGTAGCCATACTTATGGCAGATAGGTTTTGCTGCTTCGATTATATCTTCTGCACTTCGATACTTGTATTTAGCAAAAGCGTTGAACTGATTTTTAGGTGCTTTTAGTTCCTGTTGAATTTTAATTAGGCTCATATTATTTGGTTTCGGTATCAATAGAATAGTGTTCTAAAATTTCAATGATTGGCTCTTGCCTTTTCTTTAGGCTAAGAAAATACTCGTATGCTTGTGAGTAGTCCAGGTACATACTTGCGCCATCATATTTGTTATCTACTAAAGTGTAGTAGAATATTGTGCCGTCTGGCTTAGTTTCTTTTACAAATTCAATCTTCATATATTTCGGTTTTTAATAGTTCAAGTTCTGCATTGTTTTCTATCCAACGAGTGAAGGTGTAATCGTCATCTTCGTAATCGTAGTTTTTAGGCAATAGGCGAGGGTCGTACGGGTTTTGTGTACTGCTCCCGTCGTGCAGTAAAATGTTGCCGTATACCTTATACTGAAACATTTGGTAGGTGGTTAAGTGTGTCATTTTGTGTTTTGTTTACACAAATATACAACAATGCACAATACAAAGTGCAAAACTATTAAAATATTTTATAATTATTTTTGCAACATTGTTGCATTTGTACGCAGGATTGTACGCAGAAACGTACAAAAGTAGTAGTATTACTACCTTTTATAGCAACTTTTGAAAGTAAAGTTTGTCGCTACCCCCGTAAGAATACTCAGGAAGGTAAAGCCTAAAGCCACAAGCTATAAGATTATTTGCGCTTGGAAAGTTATCTAAGGTTGTGTAAGTAATAGCTATATGACAAAAAGTAGAAGCAGCTTTAGTTCTTGTCTTAATCATTCGCCTTTGTATGCCTTGCCCTCGATGTGATTTCTTAACCCACGCACGATTAAAAATGCAGATGCCTTTGCTATAAATTGAACCGCAATAAGCAACTATTTCGCCTTCATCTAACATAACCCACCACTCACGATTGTACTGGAACTCGTCACCGCAACCCTTAAAGTTTGGGTTCGTGTAATCTAATTCTTTTAATTGCTCGTAAGTTTCTTTGTCTAATATGTTGCCGAAGCTAAATATCTTTTTGAGGCGCATTGATTAGCATAATTTTTTTTAGGTATAAACTTAAATCTAAGGCTTCTTCGTAAGCGTATAAAAGCCAGTCATCTTTTTTTAAATCAGTCCTATCTAATGTTGTCTTGTATTCCTCTTTGCCTTTTGCTTCACGTCTACGCATATCTTCTATAACGGCTGCTAATATTTTACTGTCACTCATTATCTGTCTGTTTTGGTGTGCATCTTATTGCACGTTTTGCATTGTAGTTGTACCTTCTTTACTCCCGTTGCACTTGTGCGTCTGTTAGCAATAACTAACTCGTCGCTTCCACATTCAGGGCAGCTACCCCTATCAGCTCCGAATATAACCCCGTAATGCGTCTTAGGTTCGATGTGGTTTTTAAGTGCGTTAAATACTTGCTCTAATAACACTACATCTTTCTGGCAGTACTTAATCATTTTAGCCATAGCCACCTTGTCCTTATGCAGAACGATGTCTTTCCATAAACTATACTCGGTCTTAATCTTAGTGCCAATACCTAAATAGTCAGCTATGTAATTAAGCTTGTTGCTATTAAAACGAAACTTTTGTCTTGCTACCTTTAACGTATCTATAGTAACGTAAGAAGGGAACATTTCTATCTTATGAAACAAGCAGCGTGTTCTTATCCAAGCCATATCGAACTTGTCGCCATTGTGTCCTATAATTTCCGAAGCCGTGTTTGCTACTTCAATAAACTTTTGCAACATTTTCTTGTCGCATTGTTTACTATCCCATTCCAAAGCGTAAACTTGTTTCTCATCTTCCCACTTGTAACAAATACAAATTACTGCTCGTTCTTTTATTATACTTTCTGGACCGATGTTAAGCTTATAACCGGAACTCCAAAAGAAGCCAATATTTGCCGAAACTTCGATGTCAAAAAATAGTCGTTTTCGTTTTGTTTTTAGCATTAGTCGTTTTTTTGGCTGAATTTATCTATTGTAGTAGTACCCATCGCAGCCACACAGATAACCATAACCGCATCGACTAACTTGTCAGAAGGTGCAATCTCTTGGTGTGTGAAGCTATTAGCAAGTAACGTGATGCAAATAAATAAAGCCGTAAGCAAGGCAATAACTCGCTTTGTAGATACGCTACCTCTTTCGTCTGATAACAAATTGGCTAACCATTTCATAGTTTATATTTAAGGTGTGAAATAAAGTTTTGACTCCGATGCCCTGCGCTTAGTAAGTCCTGCAAGTACTTTACCACCTGCTTTGTTCCACTTAGCAAATTCTAAATCGATAGTCGGGTCGTTAGGGTTAGCGTTTACTTTTCTTAACAAAGTAGAACTTCTTAGGTTACCGATACCTGCGTTGTAGGCAAAGCTTGTAAGGGCTGCGAACTGATTAGGGGTAACTGCACTTTTGATTAAAGGCTTTACTTTATCAGCAAAGTCCTTAGCTATAATTTCAAACAATTCATTTGCTCGTTCTTGGCTAATCTTATCTCCTGGCTTTACAGGTCTGCCATCTTCGTAGAACGTATTGCCGTAGCCGATTGTATCTTTAGCTGCGCTGCATTTGTAAGCTACTAATTTGCAGCCTTCGTAGAATTTAATTAGGTCTTTACCTTTGTCGTTTAATTGCATTTTATTTTATTTGTGAGTATAAAAATAATGTTAGCATAGCAAATAGAACTGAGTTAAGCCTATGAAGTTTTAATTCATAATTCATATCCTTTTCGTACTGCTCGTAAATTGCTATGTTTTTATAATACCTATTACGATAGTCATTTAACGTATCTATCGCAACTTTATTGCGTATGGTAAGGGTGTCTTTAAGGGTAAGTAAGTCAATGCGTAAGCTATCCCTTGTCTTGATATTAGCTTTGATTAAGCTATCTATTCTTGTGTTTTGGTAACTAACTAAATTAGTCAGGCTATCAAAAGAGTTGTTAATTTTCTCGCCTTCTGCTCTACTAATTAAAATCTTATCCTCGCCACCTATCTTCTTAACGTATTGGGCGAAGCTTAAACTTGGTGCTATTAGTATCGACAGAATTAGCAGAGTCCAATTTAGCCTTAACTTCATTTAGTTCTGTTTTTAATTCTTTAACTTCTTCTTTTAAGGTAACTATCGTTTTCACAGTTTTAGTTATCACCTTCTTATTGTCTTGAGCTGCCACACCTTGCACCTCTACACTCTGCACTTGGCTTTGTTCTACTTTTTGTTTAAGCGTTTCTAATTGCGTGTCTTCTTTAACTCCGCAACCAATTAATGTAACCAATATCAAATAACGCATTACTTGAACTTTTTAAGAGCTTTCAAGTCCACCGCCATTTCTAAACGAGCCGTACTTGCTGCGTTGCTGCTATCACTTTTGCGCACCATTTCGTAAAGGCTGCCTATCTTTTCGTCTTGCTTTTCGTTACGCTTTGCGTTGTCGATATACAAGTAACTAATACCGCAGATGCACAAAAACAACATTCCGACAACAGGGTTTTTACTAAATTCTTTGAATGTAATAGGTAACGGGTTAGCCGATACGTTTACGCTTTTTGCTGCTTTTGCCATATTATTTTCTTTTCCAAAAGAATAAGATTAGCGTAATTATCAATATAAGCGCAATTAGAGCCTTATAAAATTCGCCAAAGGACTTATCCTTAGTTTTAATTATCTTCGAAATTTGAGTACTTTCTGTGCGATTGAGAGCCATTGAGTCAGTTCTCGACTGCTTACTATCCGTTTGTTTCTCTTTTGTACCCCTTGTGTACGTCTCCGTGTACTTAGGAATAGTAATCATACTATCCTTAGTAACCCATAAAGTATCGTAGTAAGTAATTGTCTTTGTGAAATACTCCTCTTTTTCTACTACTTTAGTAACGCTATCGTAAACCACTACCCTAACTGAGTCAAATGTTTTAACGACTGTGCTATCTAATTTCTCGGTCGCCTTCTTTACAGAAGCGCAAGACGTAAGTAATAAAGCTAAAAGTATTAATCTCATTTAAGTTTTTTGGTCATTTTGTAATAGTAACGGATAGCCATTACACCAGAAATAATAGCCACCAAACTCGCCAACAATGTGAATAGTGGTTGAATAGAAGTAAGGCTAAGAATAGCACTTACTACGCTAACGATTGTTGATTGGTCTGCTTGGTGGTTATTTGCCATTATAATTCTTCTTCTTCTTGTTTGTTAAATTCTATGCCTGTTGTCCAATCTTCTAAGAATGTAAAATCTTGTAATCCTTCAGGATTGACTACGTTAATTATTTGAAAATCAAATTCTTTATCATTTAGCGCATCAATATCTTTGGTAAGCTTCTTGATGCCTTCCTTTGAGAATTTATAATCTCCCTTTTCGTTTAAGATTAAAATACCTTTTTCGTCTACTGAAGCGTTATCTAAACGAAGTTCCTCAACTTGTGCGTTGTATTCTTCGTGATACTTTTTTACCTTCTCATAAACTTTTACCAATTTCTTGGCTACTTTTGTTTCTTGATTTCCGATTACTGAATTAATGCTCTGCACTAATTGTTGTAGTTGTTTGTACTTCATTGTTTGTTTTTATTTGTAAAGATAATTCAGGATTTTGGAATGGTAGTGGCAAATTTACAATCGGTGGGTTTTTAAGGTTCTCGATTTGCGCCTCAAGGTTACTATCTAAAGCGTGGTCATCTAAGCCATTTGCTAACCACTCAACTACTTTAGAATAAGTTAAATCCTCATAAGCAGTAAAGTCGGTTGCCGAAGGTGTAGCACAAGCCATTGTTCCGTAAACTTCTGCAAAGTATTGCTCGTCTTGTCCTTGATAACGATAGTGTACTGTCTTAACTACATCGGTTAAACCATCTTCGCTTGGTGCGGTGTCTAATTGGGCTATTACCCATTTTGTTTCTAATGCCATAATTAAGGTGTTGAAGTGTATAAATTAATAAAATAAACTGTTCCGTCTATACTGATAGGGATATAACCACCTGAGTCGGTTGCCGTTCCAGATTGTCTTGTTCCTATTTTGAATGCTGCTCTGCCATATCCCGTGTCTGGTTCTCCTGTCTTTATTGAGCCTGTTGCTATTTCAACATTTCCCCCACTTGTTATGCGCATACGTTCGGTGTTCCCTGTTCTTATATGAAAATCACTTACACTTGTTGTGCCTACAAAAGAGTCGTTACTAACTCCGCACTCAAGCATAACTGTTGTACCAGCAGGATTTGTTATTTTTACGCCTTTTGTTCCGTCTACTGCTGCATTTGCAACACCTAAATGTAATAATGCCGAAGGACTTGTAGTTCCAATCCCCACATTGCCACCGCTTGTTATTCTCATTCTTTCGGTAGCGTTCGTACCGAATCTTAAATAAGAATTACCTGTTCCAATATACATTGGGTTGTCTGCGCCATAAAGTAAAAAGGCTTCATAAGCACCTGTAATTCCTAATACTCCACCTGTAGACCTTTCTATTCCACTCCATAAAGTGCCGCCTGTATTTACAATTCTTTGGTTTGTAAAATTAGTTCCTGTAGTAGATGTTAATCTTAACGATGCTTCAGCAACAGAAATATCTAAAGTAGTGCTTGGCGATGCAGTACCTATACCTACGTTACCGCCACTTGTTATGCGCATACGCTCGGTGTTGTTAGTTTGGAATGTCATTGGAATACTGCCATTCGTATATAAACCAAAAATCGCATTTGTATTATCCCAAGAAAGACCGCCTTTTACGGAAGTTGCATTTGCTATATCTACACCGCAATATTGCGAAGTTGTATCTAATAACAATTGAGTTCCATTTCCACCATTTATATGTAACTTATAAGCAGGATTTGTAGTACCTATACCTACGTTCCCCCCACTTGTTATGCGCATACGTTCGGTGGCTGAACCCCCTGTTCCTGTTCTAAATATAATTCCACCATCACGAGCATCTAAATAAGTGTCATCTGCATAAGCTAAGATTTGTCTATAAGTACCAGAAGAATTT